ACAGTCGTCTAGGATAATCAGGTCTGCTCTCGCACCGTATACCTGTCCTCCGATACCGATTGCTTGAATCGTAGGATCCTTCTGGTCTGAGTCACGCAGTTCGTCTCCGAGGTAAACTTGCGTAGCTTGCCATGTGGCTGACTTAGACTTGAAGCCTGAGCCAGCAGCGTAAGCGAGTTGCAGCTTCTGCCACGATGGGTGAGTCAGTCTCTGCTTAATAGCGTAGATAAATTCTGTTGCCTTCTGCTGTGACTTCGAGACAATCATAATACGGATGTTGGGATCCATACAGATCCGGTAGACCGGATAGTCAATCGAGGTAGTCATGGACTTGGCGTGTTCTGGGGGCACATTGACCAGCACATACTGTGGTCGACCCTTTTCATATTGCATTGAGTCATGCATCCACTCAGGGTCATTACCTTCAAGAAGGTTGATGATATTCATCTGATGTGGGAATGTGTCTGCTTCTAGGTACTCCTTGCGGAAAGTACGGAAATCCATCTCAAGGGATTCCTCAGACTGGATGCGGCCATGCTTTGATCTAGCAGCACGAACCTTATCTACAGTCTCTTTGAATTCTTTATCCGTGGAGCGGTAGTAATCCCACAGCTTTGCTGACCTGCCGACCTGCCGCATGGCATCTTCGACTGTGCAGCCTTCAGTAATCAGCCGAATAACCTTCGACTTGATTTTAGCCGTTTCCTCTTGCTTACTCATATATCTCCTCGCCAGCTTCGCTGGCGTGGTCGCCAAAGATTTTTCATTGGGTTTAGGGGTTCTGAAAAAGAACAGACTACTGGGCATTTACTAGGGGCTTCTAGGTCGCCTTTGCTCGCTAGGGCTCGCTCCGGCTCCCTAGAGCCGGTGTAGTCGTCTAATTACTTTAGCAAGTAATTATCCTCCTACTATATATAAGCCGGGATAAATAGGTTTTATCCCACACTATGCCCTGTGATTTACATCACATACTACCCATTATGTGTAAAAGCCCTGTTCAGAGCCTATTTTACAGCTCGAGATCCTATCAAAAATATTTTTCTGGGTACATATATACAGGGGCCCCAGCCCTATAAAGCACTCGGGTCAATTTGCCACCCCTGCGTGTCGAACCCCCCTAAGCCGATAACTAACATTATGTAAAGCAAGATTTACGGCGTGTCGGGGAGACTCGAGGCAGGGCAGACCCTCGGCAACTAGGCCTCTTTCAATGTTCGCCTTCTAAGTAATCGCCTAAGACTTAGGGCATTACTCGAGGGGGCAGGGGCAGGGCTTGGCAGGTAATCGAGGGGGCAAGGCTTGGGGAATCGGCAGGGAATCGGGCATACCTTGGCAGACCTCGAGGCCTTGGGGTCTTGGGTCTTGGCCTTGGGTCTTTCATCTCTGGAATCTCTGAAAGCCCTGTAAATGGCTCACTTTCGAGAGGTATAAATACCGGCAACACGATCTAGTTGGTTATTGAATTCTCCTAGCTTCTCCCCGATACTTAGGGGGTGGGGGAATCTCTCCCCCATTCATTACCTACAGAATGAGGCACTTATTATGAAAGACATCAAGACCGATTTACCTACTCACCTCGAGGCCAAGAATGCACTCGATTCATTACTCGATTCATTCCAAGATTCAAGAATGCTCGAGGAGACCGCTATCAAGACCGCCACTATTGGAATCGCCGAGAGTGTGCAGATTCGAGATTATGCACTCGGGGCTATTGGAATCTCCTTAGATTCTGAAGATGCACTCGCATTCATTACGGCGATTCAATTACTCGGCCAAGATTCGGCAGCACTCGAGGCTATTCGAGGGGCTTATCTTTACGAGTTGGGGCAGATTGAAGAGGCCAACAAGGCACTCGATAAGGCTCTCGAGTTAGTAAATGGCCACTCTCTCTCCTTGCTTCTCCGCCGAGTTATGTCGGCAGGTTGGCCGTCTACCGAATTCGCTTCAATGCGTAATGAGTTGCACCCCAAGGTTGAGGCAGGTCTGAAAGACCTCGAGGGGGTGTTCGTCAATGCGAGTAAGTAATCCCGTAATTACTCTCCTCGATTCCGATACTCGAGAGGTCTTAGTGTTCGCCCCTCTCTCCAAGACTCGAATGAATGCACTCATAAAGGCATACTCTCGGGCAGGTATCGAGGCCGTAATCGCTTAGGCCGTAAAGTGGGGGCAAGGCTTTCGAGTCTTGCCCTTGCTTTATGTCTAAGGGAATCCCCTAGACATTCACCACCTACAGAAAGGCAATAAATGAACACAGAAACCAAGACCCCGAAGAGCGTGGGGTCGTTAGCGTGGAGTGCAGATTCTGCCCCCACTTATTGCGAGGCAATCGAATCCCTTTATTCTTGGTCTAGTAATTACCAAGACTTTAGGCCGTTTAGAATGTTCTTAGATCTTGTTGGACATTCCGCCGAGAATCTCGGCTCACCTCTTGCAGATTGGAAAGACCCAAGCGAGTCAATGGGTTATGTCGAGTTGGGTAAATTGGGCGAGGCCTTGGCCGAGTGGTCTAATAATCCGCAAGGTTGCGAGGCTTTCGTTCTCGAGCTTCTAAGTGTCGAGAGTGAGTTCGGTCTATGAAACTCAACAGAAGAGGCGAGATAGTTCTCGCCGTATCGCTTGGAATAAATGCCTTACTAGTTGCCGGACTTTTACTGTGGGGAATTGACCACTTGAATTGGGTCGGCGATAGATACTGCTTCAAGAGTTCTATCGAGTGCTACTTTCCAGAAGAAGGGCGGTAATTAGATGCCGATTATGTGTGAAGAATGTAAATGCTCGAATTGGATTTGCCCAACCTGCGGTGAATCCAACTCGAATGATTGCGATTGCACTTGTTGCGGTTGCTCTTGCCAAAAGCGTTCAAGCGGTGAAGGCGACAGCGAGGGAGATAAATAAATGCCAACGATTCCAACCAAGGCTAAGTGCCCCGAGTGTTCTCGGGTCTTCGACCTGCTAGATGATAACGATTGCCAAGAGTGGTCTTATGGCCACGATTGCGAGGTGTAATTGTGGTGATGACTATTCACGCAGGTGATTGCTCAACCGAGTGCCCGATTTGTGTGGCGAATTGTGATTGCAATAAGTGTAGAGAGGGGGTGATTCAATGACAGTTCATAAAACTTGGGTCGTGATTTATTCAAGCGACCCTTTAGCCAACCACGATCTAGCAACAAGGCTCGAAGGCCTTGAGTGGTGGATTACCGATAGGCATAACGCTGAAGAAAGCAAGACAGCGACCAAGATGATTGACCTTACGCAACTGAAAGATTAGTAGCCGATAGGGCAGGGGGTTATCTCCCTGCCTCTTCGGGTGTTCGTCTTGAATACCAACCAACCTACAGAAAGATAGATAAATGCAAATCAAAAACAGCGAGGCGAAAGTTATTCTTGCCGATAACTTTTCCAGCATTCATTCTTTGATGTATGCGAAGAGAAGTGCAAGGAGAATGAAAAGAGCTTCGATTGGCTATGCACCAAGGTCTTGGAAGTTATTCCAACTGCAACTTTCGAGCGAGATAATGACGGCCAAATCGTTATCTATACAGGACTCGAAGAGGATTCAACTGGCACAGTAAAGAAGTTGAACTCTGATGAAGAAGATGATTCCGACATCTACACAGAAGAGGTGAAGTAATGACTAACCAAGACCCTGTGTTCGCCCCTTATTACTCAACTGATCTAAGCATCTCTATCGTAGAGATAGTGGCTAAGAGTGAGAAGCAAGCGGAAGCAATTATGCAAAAGTTTATAGATGAGATTGCAAAGGTAATGGATACTGTTGTTCGCTGGGACGAGGCTGATTGGGAGATTCAAAAGAATGTTTATCTCCCTGAATTAGGTGAATGGCATACCAAATGAAAAAGTATCGAGTCACTATCAAGGAAGTAATCTTGCACGAGGTCTTTGTCGAGGCCAAGGATTCGCAAGAGGCAGGACTCATTATGAATGCTGAAGATAGATTCCATTGGCAAGAAGTAAAAGATGCTGGCTGGGTAGAAACCGGTGACATACTCGAAGTAGGAACTTACTGCTTCGATTGTGGCTGGGAAGATTCCGACCACTCATTTTTTACCGAGGTCAATGGAAAGTTCTACTGCTCGATTCACTTTAGTAAGTGCTGCAAATCTTTATCCACTTGGAAGGATTGCAGAGAACACTTGGAGTCTCCTTGTTATGAGACCACTTGCGATAAGTGCCACAAGGTTACTTGGGCTGAGTGCAAGGAACACGAACTCGGAGTGAGGGGGGTGAATGTATGAGAGATTACGAACTGATCGAGGCTATCGAAAAAGTGGTCGCTACTGACGGCGAGGAACTTACTGATGGTGAGTGCCTCGATAAGATTATCGAATTGGTTGAAGAGTATAAGAGCTTCAACCCGAAGGGGGTCTAGTTGGTAGGCTTTATCCTAGTAATACTCTTGTTCTTTACTCTCCCTGTAGGGATAGCAGAGAATCAACCGCTACTAATAGCAATACCGATACTGGGGCTGATAACAGCCCTACTGTGGAAGGAGAAGTAATGCATCACCGATTCATAATCGGGCTGGTGGCTTTGGGGTTGGCGATTTCGCTGACCCCAAACGCCCCAATCCACCTCGAAGTAAAACATAAAGAGGTAGTTCCAAAAGTCGTGGAGATTCCCGACTTATCTTTGGATCAACTACCTTTATCGTGGCAGAAATTGGCTATGTGTGAATCCTCTGGTCGGATCAACGCCGTCAGCGGCAAACGCAAACAGTTCCAAGGGCTATTCCAGATCGAGTATCCCCGGACTTGGGTTGCTCACGGTGGCAGCAGCGATAAAGCACCGAAGGATTCCACCATACTCGAGCAGTTTTATGTAGCCCTTCACATCTATGTAGATCGTGGCTCTAAGCCTTGGCCTTACTGTGGCAAATTCCTCAAGGAAGACTACGGTAAGTAATTGACAATGCCGTAAGCGGCATTAGACTGGTACAACTAAGACCCCTCCGGACTGTAGGCCGTGAGGGGCTTAGTCTTTTTATCCCCTTGGATTTTCTACTGAATAGAAACCGGTAGCTTTGAATACCGTAGGTGTTGGAGTCCACACTCGAGACATCATCAAGCCACAGTCACACTTAGGTGGTGCTTCTTCTTCAGTCATCTTGCGTTCGATCTCTACCTTTACACCACAACTACTGCAACTGTATTCGTATGTAGCCATTAGTTATTGTAACTCCCTCTGAATTTTCTTAGATTCTCTTCTGGTACGCAATAGATCTCTGGTCTCTTCCAGTCAGGTTTGTCCAACCACTCCGGGTTCTTAGCTTCTGCACCCATGATCCAACCAATCAACTCGTAGTTAGGCATACCACCTCTAACCAATACGAACTTCACATCATCTTTTGCATCAGGTCTAACAAGTAATCTACCCATCTCGTGCTTCGTATACTTGACATCAATGTTGGGTTCAATATCTACACCACCTTGACCGAAGGCACCGCCCCAGTAGACACCAAGATACTTAGCTACTGCTATCTCAGCACCGGCACCATCAACATCGAGAAGGATTCTCTGCCATGCATCCATGTCCTGTAGTCCACGCATCTGTTGGTTCTTCATTGTAGATACATAGCGTTCAATCGCTGTGTTAGCAGCGAGAACTACTTCGTATCTTTCAAGAATTATCTTTAGACCCAAGGCGTTGGCCCCCCTAAGTGATCGATGATCTTTCTTAGTGAGCCTTGAATCTTTCTATCTACTGTTGAATCGCTTATGCCCATCTCTTCTGCTATCTCGGACAGAGTCATTGGGTTATTGGAATATCTATTGCGTAACATCACCTGCTCATCTGCCTGTAGCAGATCTATTGCAGATCTAATATCAATTACTACAGCCAAGATATTGCCACCCTCACTTGGAACTGATGGCTTGCGTGGGGTGCCATCATCTACTTTGTCAACCATTACTGCACCGTATGAATCAAACTCAAATGCAACTGGCAACATCTTGGCTATTGTTATGGTGTCGTAGAAGAACTCATCGCCGGTTGAATAGCCCAGCTTTGCAGCCTTCTCTTTCCTTGCATACTTCTCAACTGTCCTGCGGAATCGTGCCATGATCCGCCTTGCTACCCACTTAGTCTCATCCTTGCTTACCTCATAGGCTTCATCTAACATCTTGGCTAAGTGAGGTCGCTTAAGAACATAGACTCGAAGCTCTTGAATTAGATCTTCTCTTTCCACATACCCAGCAAACCTGCGATGGATGTGTGATGCAGATATATGCAGTAGATCCTCAAGATGTTCTGCGGATCTATCTAAGCGATCATAGTCAGCAGAACTCACTCATCATCCTCAAGTTCTACGATTGCATCCATCACAAACTTGGCAACGAATGCCATCAATGTAATTACAAGAAGTGATAATAAAAAAAATTTCTTCACTTGTTCTCCGGCCATGTGCCACGAGTAACCATCATTGCAATGATGCAGTAGTTAGCCAGATCCTTGAACGAGTCCTCAATGGACTCATGCTGTGGTGTGTGACCAGATGCTAGTAAGTTCTTTAGTCGTTCGAACTTATCACCCATACGAACCATCAACCCATTGATAGGGCCACCGTATGCATTGTTGATATTGCCCGGGCCGTAGTCTCTTTGTTTACTAATCAGTAAGTTACCAAGCTCATCGATAATATCCCATGAGTCAGCAACGAACTGATTCATCACCGGGTCTGCGGTAGTTGAACTACTATCTCGAGGGCCAAAGGCTGACTTGGGTCTGGCTTTAGGCTTAGGATTTTTAGGCCCAAGCTTTCCAGTAAGTCTTTCAAACTCTGCATCGTCATTGGATCTACGGATTCCATCCTCATACACGCTCATCTATTCCTAATCTCCTTCGTAGCCCATCTAAACCCTCATCTAATACTATAGAGTTTACATCACTTCCGAGTGGTAGAGGTATCAACTCTGCGTGTTCGACTTCTTGTAATACTTTCTCGGCCAACTCCATTCCCGGATTAGATCCATCTTTCTTATCATCATTGTCTGCCAAGACAAGGACTCTTCGATAGCCACCAAATAATCTATTGAAGTGTGGTCGCCAAGCTTTAACTCCCGGCACTCCAACTGAAGGCAAGAGTTGACTAGCAATGACTGCATCCAACTCTCCCTCGCAAATTGCAATGGTATCCGAAGGCTTTTGTAGATCAACTGCGTTGAACAATCTT